GGTGTAAAGCGATAATTAGTTGCAGAATCAAAATATCCATTTGTGTCAAAAGTTTCTGCATTTAATTGAACTTTTGTTGCCGTTGAAGCTGCGATAGTTTGGACTGAAGTATTCCTAAAGGCTCTAAACGCCACAAGCGGGGAATCGCTTACTAAGCGAAAAACCGTTCCATCATATCTCCATTCTGTATCTTGAGTAGTAGGAATAAATGAAGGATTAGTAGTTCCATCTGCTTCTTTAAGGCTTTTTACTCCAGCTCCGTTTACATTCACTGTTGCCGCTCCACCAGTTCCTGCATTTCCAGCTCTAAAGCGAATTGTCATTCCAGTAAAATAACCAGCAGTTGCACTAACTGGGTTAGTAAATGAGGCTGCAAGCGTTAGAACATAAGCATCAGCCGCTCCGCTATCTATGTAGAAATTATTTGCGGCATATCTTGATGTTGCAATTGAAACTTGGTTTAAGATTGCATCAGACGAAGTTTGACCAGACGAAGTTTGTAACGCTTCTAACTCTGTTGGAATCTGGTTAAACTCTGTTGCAGAGCATGTATTTCCATTTATCTTTGATACTATGTCCATTTTCTATAAAATATAATTAAAAACAATTGATGTATTAGCTGGTTTTAGATTGTTAAATAAACACTCAATAACCGACCCACCGCCACTACTAAAAGTGAAAGGAAAGGTTAGGGGGAAAACTGATGTTGGAGCTAAACTTGTTGGCATATTTACAATCATTGTAAATCTTGCTTGTTTAGGATTCGCAAAAAATGTAAATGGAAAAGTTAGTGGAAAAGTTCCATATTCTATCCCATTGCTTATTTCAATCGTATATCCAAAGATAGCCGCCAAATCAATAAAATCTTGTTCTGTTAAAACTCCTAAAGAAGTCAGTTTAACTAAAACCTGTTCTCTTCTTTCTTCTAAAGAAAGTGAAGTTGTTTGTGTAAAGCAATCATCTGGTATTCCAACCGCACCTTCCCATCTAGCAATATATTCTAAATCGTTTGTGGTCAAAATATTGGTATTATCCCAAACATTTTGAAATATCTCATCAACTCTTGTAAACTCACCGCCTAATCCTAAGAATAACTTGTAAAGATTAGTGCCTTTAACATTCTTAGCTTGAAATAGCCGATCATTAGGCATATACTGGCTAATCGCCTGTTGGTGCTGTTCTAATGTATGAGCTTGGAAATTAGACAAAAGTAATCACCCCCAATGTTCCAATTTGGTTTAAACCAATTGTTGTATCCGCACTTGGCGCAGATAAAGTATAAATTGGCACGCTTCCACTTGAATCTATTGTTTGTTGTATAACAGCGTTTATATCAGCTAATTTAACATTCTCACCAATGTTGTTTGATAGCTTAAAAAAGTCAGTTAAAGAGTTTGTGATAGCTGTTTTCATTGCCGTTGTGTTAGGGCTTAAACTTGAAAAAGTAATTGGGATAGATACGGCGGTCGGAGAAAAGACAATAACATCGTCATCACTCATATGAGCTGGCTTAATTTCTAAGATTTTATCTTTTACAGTAATAACTTCTGTTGAGCTTGGAATAATTGAAGCATCATTATCTCTGGTAAATCCAATTCTAACTTGACCTTCTTCAACATAAGAATAAGAGGCAGAAATAGTACCAGTTGCAGGAGTGGCAGGGCTTCCACTTACAGGATAAGCAAAGGTATTTGCATCAATTACAATAACTCTTTTTTCAACAACATTGTATTCATTTTGAACTGCGCCAGTTACAGTAACATAAGAGCCACTTACTAATCCGTGAGCAGTTGAGGTAGCTGTTGCAATTTGTCCAGCCCTTACAAGGTTTGAAATAGAAATTGAAGCAGAAGTTTTACTTGGTGAAAATATCCAAACTCTTGTTACACCAGCAATTAATTTTGCTTGGTTAATTAGAGCATTTACATTAAAAAACGAAAAAGGAAACTGTATTCTAAATAGAACTCTTGAGCGATAAGAAGCGTCTCCCTCAATATCAGTCCCACCAGATAATTCACTAAAATCAACAAAAACATTATTATTAACGCCAGCAATTGGGCTTCCTAATGTTAAAATTCCACCAGAAGTAATATTTGTATTTTGTCCTTGAGAGCTTGCAACAACAGCTACATTTGCAGTTGTCCATTGTGCAATAATCGTACCACTTGCACTTCCAGCAGTTCCAGCTTGTGTAAATTGAAATTGTGTTGCAGAAGTTACAGTAATTATAACATTTGAAGCATTAAAATCAGAAGGGCTTGCGCCAGTTATTGTAACAGTAATGCCACTTGCTAAATTATGAGCAGCGGTAAAATTAACAGTTACTAAAGTTCCAGTTCTTGACATTGAAGAAACTGAAACGCTGTTTAATGAAATTGTTGAAGTAGATTGTGTTGTATAAGTTATGCTAGATGCGCTTTGAAGGCTTGTGCCAGAAGGAATGGAAGTTGCAGCAGTTCCTGAAAAAACAACATTACCAGTTGCAGATGTTGCAACAGTTCTTGTAACGCCGTAAGTATTGCCCCATCTTTCTAAATAAACGCCAGTTGCGGTATTTACAAAGAATTGATTAATCATTATCAGAATCTTCTGATAATTGTCATAAACTCTATAAGCTAAACCTTTGATTAATGAACCTAAATAAGAGGTAGGCAAAAACGCCCCGCTGTCTGGCAACTGCGCGGTTACATCTGAAACAATCCTGTTATATACCTCTTTTCTATTAGAGGGTAGGTTTAATGTCATTAGCCGTGGTGTTAGCTTGCATTAATTGTGTTTATCCATAAATCATAATACTGCACAAATTCAGTATTATCATTTCTTATAGCCGTAATTTTCGCAGTTAATTTTTCTAAGTCAATGTTTTTTTCAACAATAATATCAATTTCTTTTGCAATTCCTTTATCAATATACCATTGGAAAGCATCTTCTAAATAATTTTGACAAATATTAACTGTATCATCGTCTAATTTCTCTTGGAAAAGCGTCCAAACTAAAGAGCCTTGCTCAAATCCATCTTCGTTTAATTCGTTACCACTCCAGCCTCCACGAGAGCGAGGGTCTTCAATTGAATCTTCTCTTTTTTGGCAATAAATTGTCATCATAAAAGAAGTCTCAAGACCGCCAGTTAAAGCAAAGTCGCCATTCTCAAAAGAAATATCAAATATTCCGTCAGAATTTTTATGTAGTTTTAAATCTTTAATTGACATAAATATTTTTATTTATAATTTTATTTCTGGTCTAATAGTTAAGTTTAGGTGGGGTTGCCTTTGGTGGCTTAACTATTAGACTACTGCTCCAGTATTGCCAACGCCAACCGTTACTCCACTATGAGTGTGAGTAATAAATGGTTTAGTTTCAATAGTTGTAGTCCCAGTTAAATTGCTTGTTCCGCTAACGCTAAGGTTTCCAGTAATATCAACATTCCCAGTAATATTTACCGCTCCAGTAATATTAATTCCACCTTGTGCGGTAATATCAATTTGCTTGCTATCAGCTGTTGTAATGCTTATTGAACCATCTTGTTTGAAATAAATTTGATTTTGTTTCTTTCCATAAATAATCTTCTCTCCCTCAAGTATCTTAGGGGCGTTGTCAACATCATAAGGGATTACATAATTCATGCCGTATTCATCACCAACGCATAAAACATAACAAGAATCACCAACAGAAGGGCAAACATTATCGCCAGTTGGTAAAACTAAAACTCCACTTTCAACATCAGTAGAAGCAGGGTCTTGAAATTGTACTCTTATTTTGCCAAGTTCGCCAACAAATTCTAACTTCTTTATTTCTGCTATTCTAATCATCTGTTCCTAGTTGTTTTAATATTTTGTTTGATTTTTTTCTTGGTTTTTTAATTTTTGGCTCAAATACAGAATTGGTATAAGATAATTTGTCAACCAAATTTAATCTAACATAAGAGCCCGACTCTTTGCTTAAATTATAGGTAATGTCTTTTATCAAAAGGTTATCATCTACTTGAGCCAAGTTATCAGTTATCTGCACCAATTGATTTGCTTGCCAAGGCTCATTTTTTTGCGGCTTAATAAAGTTAGAAGGGCTGTTTAATGCCGTTGCTAAAGATTTAAAAGTAATTGGTCTTAAACCTTGTCTCCATCCAACTACGCTACAAGAATAAACATGAGATTTAGAATATCTAATATTGCATTCCCATTCAGCTCTATCTTTACATTGAGAGTTGTTTAGGTTAGCCACATAATCAACAAATTTTCTTGTTTTTCTTATTGATTCGTCATAAAAAACACCGCTATATTGAACTACATTATTTTTTAAACTATCAATAATAGAAGACTGATTTGGGGCAGGAGGGTTAGTAGCAGGATCAATAGTTTTGATTGGATTAGTTCCAGTTGAGCTTGAAATTATTTTGTATTCATAATATCTATTTTTTAAATCCCTTTTAACGGAAGCATCTTTTATATTATTTTGAGATGTATCTACTGTTGCAGAAGCTCCGCTCTCAAGTAATCCACCAAGTAATCCACTTTTTTTATTAAGTTCAGTCAAGTTTTGTAATTTCACAAGAGCTTGCTTGTTGCCTATTTTTCTAATAATAATATTTCCATTACCATCAGTGCCTAAGACTAATCTTCTTTTGTCAGCTAGTCTTTGTATTAACTCGTAAGCACTTTCATCTTTACTAAATCCAATTCCTTCGGAATTAGAAAATGGCTCTATATCTCCATATTCGTTAATAACTGCAATTTGATTTTCTGCCAAAGCCAAGCCTTCTTCAAAAGAGGTTGGAATATTAAATTTACTTGCCAGAGATGTTAGGCTTGAAGGTATTTTTATTTTAGAAATCGAAGTTCCTATTTTTGTAGCACTTAAAACTTCATAACCAACAGCTTCTAAAACCTTTTTTAAAACATTCTCAAAGGTTGTAGGTGTTGCAAAAACTTTGTTTGATATTCTGCTATCAATCAAATCAGAAACTTTATCTCTACCAGAAAATCTTACATCACAAGAGCCAACAGAATAATCAATATCAACCTCATCAATATAGCCAGTTAAAAAAGGCTCATCATCTAAATAAAGTTTAATTCCTTGCCCTTCATAGAAAATATCGGCATCTTGAGTTGGAATATTTATGTCAATATTAAAAGTCTTTCCAAAGAAATCCAAACTTTCATTTACAGAAACGGATTTAAAGGTTTTAAAGCTAACTCCTGCTATATCTATTGTTATGTTATCTTCAAAAGCCATTATTCGGAAAGTATATTAATATTTCCGCTAACAAAAGCAGGGTCTTCAATATTGTTTAAAAGAAGTATCTCGTCAGACCTATCGCTAGTTCCATAATAATTATATGTCAAAACCGCACTTGGTACACTATTTGTTTTTATGCTAACATAAAACGGCAATGTAGTTCTTAAATTTTTAAGAAATGCTGTAGTTCCAACTTTTAAATTTTGTAAGTTGTAATAAACATCTTCATCTATTTTATCTGGGTTCAAACTATCAAAAGCAGTGCTTAACCTTTTAATCATGCTGTCTATTTCTTCTTGCGAAGTGTAATCAATATTTGTTGATGCAAGGCAGGCAACAGCTAATGAGGATGTTTTAAAATAATTGTCTAACTCTTGATTATTTATGTTAAGCTGTTCATTCCTTGCAGAAGAAGCTGGGTATTGTTCGTTTTTGCTTGAATCAAAAATATTCAAAGCAATGTCAACCATTGTTTTAAAACTATCTGTAATTGCAGATATTGCTCCAAATATATTTTGAAATCTTCGTGAAAGATTCGATGGCGTTTGCATTAGCTCTGTCAAAGAAGCTGTTAAATCTGCAATATCAGCAACAAAAGCCGCCGCTTCATCGGCAACGCCATTTATAGTTGAAACAATGTCATTTACTGTTTGTGTAGTATTTTTGATATAATCTCTGGCAGTGTTAGCTGCTTCAATTCCTATGTCATAGTATTTAACAAGAAAATCAAAAGCAGCTTTAGCACTTGCAAAGTGTTGATCGAACCATTTGGACAAAGCACTTTTACTAGAACCTTCTTCGGGATATTTATTTACAGTTGATTCGGCAAAGGTTACTTTATACCTAGCAATTCCTAGTTGGTTGATAAAATCTTCATCAACAGAAGCAGAAACAACCACTACTTTTTTCTGGCCAATTGTAGGATGGGTTAAAGTTCCTCTTCCAATTGCGTTTAAATTATCTTCTAGCTTCTTTTTAGATCGTTTATATCGTGAGAAAGTAGTTTCTTGAATTTCAATATCAAAGTCATAAATTCCAGACTTCTTACCCATATCTTGAACATATCTTTCAGAAGAGTTCGGATATTCGTGAATAACTGTTTTTCTTCCTAACCCGCTATCAGAAACATTCCTTGCATAAAAAAGAGCATTTTTGCCATTTATGCTATAACTTGCTTTAAAAAATCCGCTTAGTATGCTCATAAACCTCCAGCAATTACAGTTCTAGGTCTTGGGGTCATTCCATAAGATCGAGATTCTTGTTTTATAGAAATTCCAGTAGGTAAATTTTCACCAACTATCTTAACAATAACTTCTTGTTGTGGCATAGAAGATTGAGGGATTGGTGTAAATTGATTATTAAAAGGGTTATCGTTAGCAAAGTTTTTTTTATAATATTCAAAGTTTCCCTGAATAAGGTTTTCTTTAAGTTGTGACCTACCCTCATTACCACCGTTTTTAAGATCGTAAGTGAATGCACCAACAGCTTGACCAGTTATTTCTGCCCCAACTTCCGCAATATCATATAATTTCCTAATTCCTTTTAATGGTGAGCTATTCCAAACAGTCCCCATTATTTCTAATGATTTTGTTAATCTTTGTATTCCATTGTCTAAAATAGTAGTCCAATCATTAATCATTGTTCCAGCTTCACCTTGAGACAAAGATTCAACTAATAATGTCCAACTAGTGGTAACCCTATTTAATCTTGCCCCTAATTTTTGCATAGCAATATCTAAACCAGAAGTAATTTGAGCGTTGTTATCAATATGTCTTGACACATTGGCTAAAACATCTGAGGTAATTCTTCCATCACTTACCAACTTTCTAAATACAGGTTCAGTAAGACCTAAAGAATCAGCAAATAGTTTTACGGCACCTGGTAAAGAATCGCCCAATTGTCTTTGTAACTCCTCTAAATTAACAACTCCTTTAGAGGTCATTTGAGTTATCGCATTCATAACCAACTTAAATCTGTAAGGATCAATACCATATACAGTTGATAATTTAGCAAAAGATTCAAATTCTTTTCGTGCTTGTGGTAATGATTTTTTGCCAGCAGATGCGGCTAAAAATTTAACATATTCTTCTTTTGTTGCGCTTAAATCTAATCCAAGAGTTCTGACAACCTTTATCAAATACTGCATTTCATTAGCTGCTAACTGACTAGAGGAAGTTGTTTTGTCGTAAGAAGGAAGCACTGTTTGTAAAGTTGCATTTAAAGCATCAAATTGTCTTCTAGTATCTATAATTTCGCTAGGTAATCCAACCACTTTATCAATTACAGAATAATATCCAACTGCTTTGGCTACACCTCCAAAAGAAACGCCATCTCCACCAGCGGAAAAACTGCCTCGTCTTGATGGTCGTTGAGTTTGTGGTTGAGGTTGCGATGGTAATGTTGATTCTTGATTTATTGTTCTACCAGTTCCAGTAACATCTATCATTGGTCTTTGACCATAAGACATTACAGCGCCGCCTCTTGAATATGGGACTATTCCAGTTCCAGCAGCATCTCTTCTGTAAGTTGAATTAATTGGTATGTTAAAGTTTGGGCTATAAGCTTTAGGATTATAAATTCCACTAGCACTTCCTCCGTTCATCATAAAGTTTCTAGAATTAGCAACTACTAATCCATTTGCATAACTTTGTTTATAAGCCATGTCAACTTTAAGTTGCCTCATCTTAGCTCTAAGTGCCGTCGCATCAGGCGCAATAGAGGAAGATCCACCATATCTAGTAAATCTATTGCCATAAGGAACTAAGGCATTTTCTAGGCTTCTTCTATAAGCCATATTAGCTCTTAGTGTTGCCGAAGAAATTGAAGCACTTTGAAAACCACCACCAATTAAACTAAATCCAGTTTTTGCTTTTTTTATTCTTTCAGCAGATTTTGCAATTTTGTCATATTCTTTTGAAAGCTGGGCAAGTCCTTTAAAATCGCTACTATTAAATTTAAATTCTGTAAGTTTTTTTATTTCAGATAATTCTTCTTTTAATTTTTTTGTAACTTCAGAAAATCCATCTAAAACCTCTAAAGTATATTTTATAGTTCCTTCACTCATCTTCTATACCCTCTATTTCTTGAGTTAGCTAACTCTTGAGCTTTCTTTGTTTCATCAGTGGCTTTTTTTTGCTCGGATTGGCTATCTTTTACAGCTATATCATACCATTCAAATAATTCAGGGAAAGCCATGTTGTTAATATCGTTGTAGGTAAAAGCATTAGTGTATTTTAGGAAACTAAATAAGGATTCTCTAAACTTGCGCCTTTCTACTTTGTCGGCAAGAAAGGCGATATGTCTAAAAAATTTGAGGTGTACTCCTCCAATAATATAACAGAAGCCCTAAAGTCTAAATCATCAATTTTAAGTTTTCCGCCTTCAACTGGTGCAATATAACCTTTTTCACAAAGAAAATTAAGAGCTTCAAACTTTTTATTCATTGTTAATAAATCTAAAAGCTTATCAGAATCGCAGAATTTAAGAGATAACAAATTTACTTCTTTAGTCTTCTTATATTCGCTATTAATGAAATAAGAACATTCTGATAAAAGTGGATATTTTTTTTCTCTTAATAATTCAATCATAATTAGTTAGTTAAAGTTACTTTAGAAGCGTTCCAAGTTAAGGAAATAACGCCGTCAGAGCTGTGTTGAAAAGTAGGATCATTCATTAAGGAAGCATTTTTGTATAGTCTGCTTTGACCAGCGCCATCTGGTATAATTTTAAGTATATGACTGCCATTACTAGCTTTCCAAGCTTGAATTATAACCATAGGATCAGAATCGCTATCAGAATCAAGCATCATTATATCAAAAGTTATTTCAGATACTTGAGTTTCTAAATTTTCCGCTGGCAAGATAACAATAGAGCGACCAGACATTTGCGCCCTTACATTAGTTTCTCCAAATCCAGCTTTTTCAACTAAAGTATTTGGAACATAAAGAAATGTTTTACCATCTATCTCAATTCGCTTTGGAGTAAAAGTATCTACCATATTTTATTATAATTGTGGTGTTAAATCAAAAGTAAATGAATCTAATTGACCCATTAAGTTAAATTTCATTGAACCAGTAACTGCTCCAGAAGTATTAACTACAACGCTTAGGTTTGTTTTAAATTCAGTTTCAAGTTCTGCTGAATATTGAAGCACATTATAAGGAAAATCAGTCAAATCTAACCAAAGCTTAATAATATAAGCTCTAATTGATTTTTCGTTAGCATAAGTTGCTAATGGATTGTTTGGTAAATCTCCGCTAGTTAACCCAGATTGAGCATAAAAACTTTTCATATTTTTGAAAATATACTCTCTGGCAATAGTGGCGCAATCAGACTTATTTAATGTTTGATAAGTATAACCATCAGCAGTTGGAGTAGCTTGTTTGTAAGCAGTTGTCCAAAATTTATTAGTAACTGCAACAATTCCGCTTTCATCCATGCTTAAAGTTGAACCACCTAAATCACCCAAACCTTCAATTTCAATTAGAGTAAATCCTTTTCCAGTTGCAATCGTGTTAAGATCATTAAGCTTCATGTTAGCATAAGGCAAGCCAGCAGTGAATAAACCACCTCTGTTATTGTTGCTCATCATGAATGAGCTAATAGAAGCGTTTTCTTTTAATCTTTGCGCTCTCAAGCCAGCAATATAAGCTGGTAAAACATAATCTAACTCAACAATTTCGCTTCCTTTCCAATCAGAATCATTCACTAATTTTAAACAGATATAAGGAGTAATTACTTTTGAAGCTAGTGTTGCAGGAGCTAAAGCTGTTACATGGTTAGCATAAGTATCAGTTTTGCAAACTATACCAACGCCATCTAAGATAGCATTTCTAGTATTAAACTTAGCTTCTAAATGAGTTTTTACACTTGCCAAAAAGCATACTGGGAAAATAATATCATATCTTGCAGCATCAATTTTAGATAAAATACCAGTCAAGACAGGATCGGTTGCGCCACTTGTAAAAGCTGTTATTGTTGCAGCAACTCCACTTGGCAAAGTTTCAACTTTAATAGAAATTCTATTGCCTTCCGTTCCATCATTTTTAGCTGTGAAGGTAACTGTTCCAGTTGTATTTGAAGCTGTTACAGGTGAATTACTATCAGCAGTAATAGCAGTTACTAAATCAGCACCAATAGTTGTTGCTGTTGAGGCTGTTGTTACTGCAATTGCATATTTGTTTTTAGTGTAAGAACCCACAGTTACATATAAAGTGCCAGCGACAGGAGTTGAGGCGGTAAAAGCAACTGATCCAGTAGCTTGAACGCCAGAAGCATTATCCGAAACAATAATTGCATCCAATCTTGTGTTAGGGCTTGCTTGTCTAAAAGCGTCAATCATTAAATGACCAATTGAGCCAGCTCCACAAAGGTCTTTACCCGCATTAAGTCCAGTTCCAATATTTGAAACTAAATTGCCGCTTGTAAAAGAACCAGCAGATGTTCCTTGAGCTAAAATTAAAGGGATTCTTGCTCCAGCATTAATTTTTTGTAGTGAAGATTGTAAATTAGCTTCTGTAATAGGATAAGTACCAGCCATAATTATTCTTTTGATTTAGTTTTAAGTGATGATTTTGTAATAAGTTGGAAGTTAGATTTATTTTCTTCAAATCTAAGTTGTTCAAACCAAATGGAATCTAGGGGAGTGTTAGCTTCATCTACTTCAATTTCTATTGAAGTTTCTGCTTTATACCATTTTTTCTTGATATAAAAGTCTTTTAAAAACTTTAATTCTGCTTTCATTTTTTATTTTGTTTAGTGTGGTGAACTAAAAATTTGGTAGTGGTGATACCTTGAAAATAATTAAACTTATAAAAAAACAAGTTGCAATTAATATTAACTGTTATTAACTTTAAGTTAATAATCACCACTTATTAATATGAACTTAGACCCGAACTTCCTAGCCAAATTAGCACAAGAAAGTGCAAACGAGACAATCAAAAGCAATTTTAGAGATTACTTTAAGAAATTTGCTTATCCGTTTATTCATCCAAGTTCTCCACTAATTGAGACTTGGAGTATTGATTTAATGTGTGAATATGCTCAAGCCGTTGCTGATGGTGAAATTGAAAGGCTTATCATAAATATTCCTCCTGGTCT